CCGCCCCCACGGCGCCGCACGGGCCCACCAGCCGAGGGCCCACCAGCCGAGGGCCCACCAGCCGAGGGCCCGCCCGAACGGCACGAACGAGGGCCCACCAGGGCCCGCACGGCGCCCACCAGGGCCCACCAGCCGAGGGCCCGCAAACCCGCATGAATGCAGGGATCGCGCCGTTTTTTTGGCCGAGCCGGCCCCGGAATCCCCGAAGTCCCCGATCTCGGACGGATTCTCGGGAAGTGGTCCGCCGGTCTACGGGGTGCTGTTCCGCTCGAGGTAGCCCTCGAGGTCTTCGGGGCGGAAGCGAAGCCGGCGCCCGACTCGTACCGCCGTGAGCTCTCCCGCGCGGAGGAGGCGATAGACCGTCGATCGGTCTACGACGAGGAGCTCGGCCGTCTCGTCGAGCGTCAACAGCCGACGAGGCAGGCTGCCGGATGATGTGGTGCTGTGGTTCGTCATGGCCTCAATCGTCGGTCACGCCAACGCGCCCGAACTGGGACATAAGCCCTGGGCCCCGATAGACGAGGGTGTGGCCTTGACGCGTGAGGAGATGGTGGCCGCGTACCGGGTCGGGATCCGTCGGCTCGAGACGAGTCGAGATCGTGGTGCGGAGCACAGCTACGGGTTCGAGCCCCGCCCCCGCACTTGCCGATAGACGAGGGTATGGCACTCGAGCGAAGGTTCATGGCGGGTTCGAAGCAGACGGCGCCGTCGGAGGATGACTCCCCGGGAATCGTGCTGAAGGACGACGGGTCGGTCGCGATCGTGGATGCGAACGGCGACGAGGCCCTGGTCGTCGGCGCCGGCACCGTGACGCTGGTACTTCCGACGGTGGACCCGGAGGTCGCCGGCCAGCTGTGGTCCGACGGTGGCGTCGTGACCGTCAGCGCCGGCTAGTTCGGACCGTCGGCATGGTGCCCGGGGAGATCCCGGGACGGGGCCTCCTTGTCCCCGATGAAACACCGGCGGTCCGTTCCGACCGATAGACGAGGGTATGACGAACGACACCCTCATCCCTCAGCAGCAGGCCCGCTACGACGCCGCGCTTGACCGTGAGGTCGCGTTGCGGAAGGAGTGGAAGCGCCAGGGTGGCCCGATGGTCACGCTCGGCGGGTCGACCGGCATGGTCGAAGTGATCCATCCGCTTCTCGCGGAGATGCGTCAGGCCGAGGCGCATGCGTCTCGGATGGCGAAGGCGTTGCACGAGCTCCGGTCGGTGAAGCGGGCGCCTGGTCGTCCTCCTGGTGCGGCGTCGGCGCCGGACCGGCAGGGCGCTGACGCGCGGCCCGGCATCCTTCGCGCGGTCAAGTGAGCGTCGCCGTCGAGGACGGCATCTTCATCCCGGGGTACGCCGCCGGCACTCGTGGCGCGGACTTCTCGTGGTGGTGCCGCACGCATCTGAAGCAGTCGGTCGATCAGTGGGCCGGGCAGCCGCTCGACCTCGAGGCGTGGCAGAACCGGTTCTTCTGCGAGGCGCTCGCGATGAACGAGGACGGCACTCCGTACTGGAAGATCGCCGGCCTCGTCGTCAGCCGGAAGAACGGGAAGACCGCGATGATCGCGGCGTGGTGCCTGTACCAGTTGATCGAGCAGGGGGACCTCAGCCCCGAGATCCTGATGGCTGCGTCGTCGGACAAGCAGGCGGGCCGGCTGTTCGACTCGACGGGCGCGTACCTGAGGCAGTCGCCGGAACTGACCGAGCTCGTGCATCGCCGCGACTACATCGGGGAGATCATCCGCAGGGACGGCAACGGGAAGATCAACCGGATGGCGTCGGACCCGGACCGCGCGCACGGGTACAACCCGTCCGGCGTCGCGGTCGACGAGCTCCACGCGTTCACGAAGCCGTCGCTGCGGCGCGCGTGGGGCGCGTTCGTGTCCGGTGGCGGCGCACGCAAGGCGACCCAGGTGTTCTTCATCTCGACGGCCGGCGACGCAGCGGAGCGGGAGGAGTCGATCCTCGGCGCGATGCTCGACGCGAACGAGGCGCGCGGCGAGATCGAGGTCGAGCCCGGCCTGACGATCTCGAGGAACCACGCGGCCCGCACGTTGATCTTCAACTACTCGGCGCCGACGACCGACCGGCACGACGTGAAGGCGCTGAAGCTCGCGAACCCGGCGTCGTGGATCACCGAGGAGTACCTGCTCGAGCAGGCCGAGTCGCCGGCGCTGTCGGACGCCGAAGTGCTTCAGCTTCACGGGTGCGTGTGGGCCGCCGGCGAGGAGCGGTTCATCAGCCCGGAGAAGCTCGCGCCGTGCCTCACCGACGACGAGATCCCGGCCGGGTCCGTCGTGTTCGTCGGCGCCGACATGTCGCTGTCGGAGGACTGCGCTGCGGTCGGGTGGGCGTGGAAGCGCGGGCCCGGCGACATCGTCGCGGACGCCAGGATCTGGTCGGCCCGCCCTGACGTGGACGCCGACGTGTACGTGAAGGGCGGCGAGATCGACCCGCGCGAGATAGAGCGGTTCATCATGGATGACCTGCGGTTCCGGTATCGCGTCGCGGAGGTCTGCTACGACCCGGCGGTGTTCTCGAGGACCGCGTTCGAGCTTCGCGAGGCCGGGTTCGACGTGGCGCCGGTCGCGCAGCAGTCCGCGCTGATGGCTGAGGCGTGGAAGAGCATCTACTCGGCGGTCAACACTGCGACGGTGAGCATCTCGAAGCGTGCGAAGGCGCTGAGGGCGCACTGCACGAACGCGGTCGCGGAGATGACCGACCGCGGGTGGCGGGTGAGGAAGAGCAAGAACCACCGGAAGATCGACGGTCTGGTCGCCGTCACGATCGCTCACTGGCGTGCCGAGGTCAGCGACGCCGGCCCGTCCGTGTACGAGGAGCGAGGGATCCTCTGGTTCGGCAACGAAGAAGAGCCCGAGCTCTGAAAGCCGATAGACGAAGGTGATGCCCCGCCTTCAGGATGCCCTCACGACCGCAGCGTTCTTCGGCGGCCTGGCTCTCGTCGGGCTGGGCGCCTGGATGGTCGCGCCGGCCGCAGGCATCATCGTCGCCGGCGTCGAGCTCGTCCTCGTTGGCGTCGGGTACGCCAAGGGCGAGCGGCCCCCCGCCCCTGAGCCCCTGGAGCCGTCCTCATGAGCATCGTGAACCGCGTGATGTCCGGGTTCTCGGCGAGGTCAGCGACCCTGTCGCAGCCGCCGACGTGGCTGACGGAGGCGCTCGGCGGCGGCTCCACCACGTACTCCGGGAAGAAGGTGACCGGCCAGGCGGCGCTCGAGCTCGTGCCGGTCATGAGTGCCTCGAGCCTCGTCGCGTCCGCCGTCGGCGGCGTCCCGCTGAAGGTGTACCGGTCCAGCGACCGGTCGGAGGCGCGCAACACGCGGCAGTGGCGGATGCTGCACGACAGCCCGAACGAGGAGCAGGCCGCCGACGAGGTGTGGGAGTGGGCCGTCCACTGCCTGATCACCTGGGGCAACGCGTTCTTCGCGATGGAGCGCGACGGCTTCGACGTGGTCCAGCAGCTGTGGCCGATCGCGCCGTCACGGATGGAGGTCGGTCGCGAGCCGGTCGGGAACAACCGGGCCCGCCGGTACTTCAAGGTCGACGGTGGGGACCGCCGCTACTACGAGGACTCGATCCTCCACATCCGCGGCCTCGGCGCCGACGGGCTGATCGGCTACTCCGTGATCCAGATGGCCCGGCAGCAGTTGGGCAACATGCTGGCGCAGGACGAGTTCTCCGGACGGTTCTGGGGCAACGGCACCTTCATGGGCGCTGCGCTCCTCCACCCCGGCCAGATGAGCGACCCGGCGCAGAAGCGGCTGAAGAAGCAGATCCGCGAGAAGACCGGTCTGCGCGAGGTCAACGGGATCTGGGTGTTCGAGGAGGACATGAAGTACCAGCAGCTGGGGATGCCGCTTCGGGACGCCCAGTGGTTCGAGCAGGCGAAGCTCTCGAGGCTCGCGGTCGCGGAGATGTTCGGGCTCGTGCCGCCGCACCGGTGGGGCGGCGAGTCCGGCCAGATGACGTACGCGAACACCGAGGTCGCCGGCACCGAGTTCGTCAGGTGGACGGGGCGCCGGTGGTGGAAGCGGATCGAGGGATCGATGTCCAGGACACCGGCGATCTTCCCGTTCCGCAGCGAGCTCTACCCGGAGTTCGTCACGTCGGACCTGATGCGCGGCGACACGAAGACGCGGTTCGAGACGTACCAGATCGGCATCGCCGGCCGGTTCCTCACCGTCAACGAAGCCCGGGCCGCGGAGAACCTCCCGCCCGTCGAGGGCGGCGACGTGATCCCCGACCCGACGCCGCCGCCGGCCGCCGCGCCGCCGGCGGACCAGACACCGCCTCAGAGGAGCCTGCTGTCCGTGCCCCACATCGACGTGCATCTCGAGCAGGACATGAGCCCGGTCGCGGACGAGATCGGCCGGCTCGGCCAGGTCCTCGTCGCCGGCAACGAGCAGAGGTCCGAGGACGACCGCCGCACGATCGAGTCGCTCGTCGAGGTCGCGATCACCGCGCACACAGGGTCCGTGGAAGCGATCCGGTCGCTCGCGGACCAGCCGCCCCCGACCGTCGTCGTGAACGTGCCGCCGGCCGAGGTCACCGTCAACGTGCCGACGCAACCGGCACCCGTCGTTCACGTTCAGCCCGCCCCCAGCCGCCGCGAGGTCACGTTCCACCGCGACCGCACCGGCAGCATCACCGACGCAGTCATCGACGAAGCCTGAAGGAGGCACCACCATGACCGTAGGACTCGCAGCAGCGTTCGCGAACAGCGTCCTCGACGCACTCGGGAACGCCACCAACCTGACCGCCCCGACCGGCTTCTACGTGAAGCTCCACACCGGCGACCCCGGCTCGGCCGGCACCGCGAACGCCGCCGCGAACACGACGCGGCAGTCGGCGTCGATGGCGGCCGCGTCCGGTGGCGCGATCACGAACGACGCCGACATCACCTGGACGAACGTCCCCAACTCGGAGACGTACTCGCACATCTCTTTCTGGTCGGCGGCCGCGGCAGGCACGTTCCTCGGGTCCGATGACCTCGCGAGCTCGCGCGCGGTCGTCGCCGGCGACAACTTCACGATCGCGACGGGGGACCTCGACATCGCGCTCACCCCGATCGCCGCATAGGCAGCCGAGATGGCCGTCGCTTACAAGGTGCTCGGGCAGCGCGATCCCGCTGCCACGACTCTGGAGGACGCCTACACCGTTCCCGGTGGGGGCGTCCTCTCCGCGATCGTGTCGAGCATCACGGTCTGCAACCGGGACGCGGCGGCGACCTCCTACCGGATCGCCGTCCGTCCCGCCGGCGCGGCGATCGCGACGAAGCACTACATCGCGTACGACGCCGAGATCCTCGGGAACGAGTTCTACGTGATCACGCTCGGGCTCACGATCGCGACGACCGACGTGGTGTCGGTGTACGCCTCGCTCGCGACGCTGTCGTTCAACGTCTTCGGGCAGGAGAACAGCTAGATGTCGATGTCCCGCAACCGCGGGCCGACCGTTCGCCCGACCGTCCCGACCGTCGTCGGCATCAGCGCGTTCTCCTCGAGCACGGCCGCGCCGGTGCTCAACCTGCCGGCGAACGTCGCGAACGACATCATCATCCTCGTCATCGAAACGTCGAACGAGAACATCGCGACGCCGACGGGCTACTCGCAGATCGGGCCGCAGAACGGCATCGGCGCGTCCGCGACCGGGGGCTCCGTTCGAGGAGCTGTCTTCTGGAAGCGATCGAACGGAGCCGAGAGCGACCCGACGATCGCTGACTCGGGCGACCACACCGCCTCCTACGCCCTCATCGTTCGTGGCTGCCCCACTAGCGGCGACCCGTTCCGGTTCCTCGGCAACGTGTGGAAGTTCACGGCGTCGACAACAGGGACGAGCCCGACGGGGACGACGCACATCGACAACTGCCTCATCATGGACGTGTTCTTTCAGGCGATCGACGCTGGAGGGGCTCACGCGAGCGGGCACACGAACGCGTCGCTCACGAACCTCACCGAGCAGGTTGACGCGGGGACGGCGGCGGCGGCCGGTGGCGGCATCTGCATCGTCACGGGCACGAAGGCGACGGCGGGGACGGTCAACGCAACGACGCTGACGTGGGATCAGAGCACCGTGGATATCTGCACGAGGATCGCGTTCGTCGGTGCCGACACCGTCCAGGTGTGCAGCGCCCCCCGCCCGTCCGAGGTGTACCGCTACATCGGATCGGCCCCCGACCTCGATGATGCGTTCGTCATCCCGTCCGGGGCGAAGATGATCTTCGCGCAGGTCCTCGACGGCGGCGGCGGCGGCAGCGGTGGCCGTTCGTCCGCGACAGCCGAGGGCGGCGGCGGCGGCGGTGGCGGCGGCTATGACGAGGCGTGGTACTTCGCCCCTGACCTCGGGGTCGCCGGGACGGTCATCACGGTGCACGCGGGCAAGGGCGGCGCGGGCGGCAACGTCGACGGGGCCGGGAACGCCGGTGTCCTCAGCGAGTTCGACAAGGGCGGCTCAGGCCCCCTCACGTCCCTGCGACGTGTCGCCGGGACAGCCGCGACGGCCGCGATCACGGCTGACGGCGGCAACGGCGGATGCGGCTCCGGACGCGGCACCGCGTCCCCGGCCGTCTCGACCACCCGGCGCACGCTCACGTCCCAGAACGCCGCTGCGGCGTTCGGCGCGATCGGCGCGGCCGGGGGCTCGGGCACGACATCCCCGGTCGGCGGCTCAGAGGGCGATTGGGGTGGCGGCGGCGGCGAGTCGGGAGCAGACACCGACGCTGGCACGACCCCGGCGAACAACGGCTCCTCGATGCGTGGCGCTGGCGGCGGCGGCGGCGGACGCACCAACACGAACGTCGGCCAGGGCGGCAACGGCGGCGGCGCCGCGAACGCTTCCGCGACACAGGGAGCCGCGGGCACCACGTCAACCCGGTTCCCGTACGGCGGCTCGGGCGGCAACGGCGGCGGGTCGTCCGTCGCGGCGGGCGGCGCAGGCGGCTTCCCGGGCGGCGGTGGTGGCGGTGGTGGCGGTGTCGCGTCCGGAACCGGCGGCGCTGGGGCCGCGGGAGCCGTGCAGGTCACGGTGGTGTTCTGATGCCGACCCTTCGGAGCAGACAGCCGAACGTCCCGGCGAATCCATCCGGCTGGTACGTGATCGAGGAGCAGGCGTTCTCGGGATCCTCATACCCTGACTTCCAATCGATCTCAGGTGCGTACCGGGCGCTGCAAGTTCTGTTCTTCGGCGCTTCCGCGACCGTGGTCGACGCCGACCCCCTCTACCTTCGCTTCAACAACGACAGCGGCAACAACTACGTGTACCAGCGGCTCGGCGGCACGAACGCCTCCGCGTTCGCTGACGCGCAGTTGACCCAGAGCGCGATGTTCCTCGGCTACCTGCCGGGGACGAACGCTCCGGCCAATTCGTGCGGGGTCGGCGAGATCATGCTCCCGGGCTATGCCAACACGACGTTCCACAAGCAGATGATCTCGGCCGAAGGGTTTCGGTACGGGGCGGGGGTTGGGCAGCAGCAGACGGAGCGGAACACCGGGACGTGGCTGTCGACCGCTGCGATCACGCGCATTCAGCTGGTGGGCGGGAACTGGGTCACGGGCTCGAAGGCCGTCCTCCTCGGCTTGACGTGAGAGGGAGCCAGCGATGGCTGACACCGGTCGTCTAGGGATCTTCTCGGATCCGCTGTACCTCCTCCTCGGCGCCGACATCGAGGAGTGGGTGTGGTTCACCGAAGGCCAGGTGACCGTATACGGCGCGTCTGCGTCGACGTACACGTTCGGCTCCACCACCGTCGGGAAGCGCGACGCGCACGCCGCGTCGGTCACGACGATCACGTTCTCGTCGACGACGGTCGGGAAGCTCACCGCTCGCGCAGCGTCGACGGTCACGATCACGTTCTCGTCGACGACGGTCGGGACCCGCATCCGGTTCGGCGTCTCGGCCGCCACGATCACGTTCTCGTCGACGACGGTCGGGAAGCTCGACGCGCACGCCGCGTCGGCCACGACGATCACGTTCGGCGCCTCCACCGTCGGTGAGGAGGAGGAGAAGGGAAGCTCGGCCACCACCGTCACGTTCGGTGCGACGACGGTCGGGACCCGCACCCGGTTCGGCGCCGCCGACATGCCGATCACGTTCGGCTCGACGACCGTGGGGAGGCTCTCGAAGTTCGGGGCGTCCTCGAGCTCGTACTCGTTCGACGCGACCACGAACGGGGTCAGGGAGAGGACCGGGCAGTCGGCGTCGACGATCACGTTCGACGCGACGACCGCCGGCGCGAGGATCGCTCGAGGGGAAGCGTCGCTCCTCGTGTCCGCTTCCGTCGCTTCCGTCGCTTCCGTCGCCGCGTACGCGCAGTCGTCGGTCGCGATCACGTTCACGGCCACCACCGTCGGTGTTCGCACCCGGCTCGGCGCGTCGGCCACCACGATCACGTTCTCGGCCGTCACGTCCGCGTCGCGCTCGACGAGCTCCGCTGCGTCGGCGTCGATCACGTTCGACGCGACGACCGCCGGTGAGAAGACGGCGAAGGCATCGGCCGCCGCGACCTTCACCACCGACGTGTACTCGCGTGGCTACGTCGGGGAGGACGGCGTCTCGACCATCGACCTGGCGTTCACCGCGGTCACATCCGGGTACGCGACGGTGAAGGCGTCGTCGAGCTCTTCGTGGTCCGCGACGATCACGACGGTCGGGACCCGAACCCGGTTCGGCGCTTCGAACGCGCCGATCGCGTTCACGTCGACGACCGTCGGGACCCGGGTCGCGCTCGCCGCGTCGGCGGTCGCGATCACGTTCTCCGCGACGACCGTCGGGCGGGAAGCGCACGCCGGCGTCGCCGCGCAGGAGTTTCGTCTCGAGATCACGTCGGCCGGCACCCGCGTCATCCGCGGCACCTCGACGACCTCGATCGCGTTCACGTCGACGACCGCCGCGACCCGGGTCGTGCGCGGCCACTCGACGATGACGGTGGTGTTCGGCTCGACGACGGCCGGGACCGGTGGCGAGGAGCCCGCCGGCGGCGGCTCGTCGATGATCGCGCCGCAGGCGCCCCGCACGCCGGCCGCAGCGGTGTTCGACGCCGACGAAGAGGCAGCCGTCGGGCTCGTCCTCGCGCTCGTCTAGAGTGCGACCCAACGAGTGAGCGGGTTGATGCCCCAGGCGCCTTCCTCGTGGGCGTTCGGGTTGGGACCCTGACAAGTACCTCCACACGCGGCTGTCGTCGCCGCGGCTGGGGCGTCCCCGCTTCTCGTGCAGAGCTCGGGACGAGCTCCGAGGGCCCGCTCCCCATCGACCCTGGGGGCGGGTCATCGGTGGCACCCGCCGATAGACGAAGGTGAGATGAGCACATCCGCCTTCACCCCGCCCGCGCTGCCCGCTCTCGAGCGGCGCTTCGCCACCCTCGACGGCTTCGAGATCCGCTCAGGACGCGGAGGCCGCATGGAGTTCGAGGGCCACGCAGCCGTCTTCGAGAAGCGCAGCAAGCCGCTCGGCGGCGACACGTTCACCGAGGACATTCGCCGCGGCGCGTTCCGCAAGGCGATCCCCTCCTCGGACGTGCGGTTCCTCCTCAACCACGACGAGAACCAGCCGCTCGCGCGCTCCAGCGTCCGCAGCGGCCCCGGGTCGCTTCGCCTGAGCGAGGACACGAAGGGCCTCGCCGTCGACGCGGAGTGGCCGAACACGACGCTCGCACGCGACCTCGCGGAGCTCGTCGACAGCGGCGTCGTGAACGAGATGTCGTTCGCGTGGCCGCGCGGCGCCGTCGTCGACCAGTGGGCCCCGGCCCGCGACGGCGAGAGGCACGCGCGCCGCAGCATCGTCGAGTTCAAGGCTCTCCGCGACGTGAGCCTTGTCACGTTCCCCGCCTACCCCGACGCGAACGACGCAGCGATGCGGTCGCTCACCGTCGCCGGCGTGGAGATCATCACCGAAGGCGACGAGGTCCTCGAGGACGCCCTCAGGTCCGTTGCCGAAAGCATCCACTCGGGCGAGCGTCACGCGACCCCGGAGGAACGCTTCGCGATCGACGAAGCGTACGCACGACTGAACCTGCTCTCCCCCTGGATCGAGGAGCGCGCCCGCCGGGCATTCGGCAACGCAGCAGCGGGCGACGGCCACCAGGGAGCCGAAGGAGACGAAGGGGACGAGCCGGGCGCCGTGGGAGACGAGCGGAAGCTCGTGTCAGCGCGGGCGAGGCAGCACAAGTACCGCTCCCTCCTCCTCTGAAAGGACCCACGATGAGCAACGTCGTGAAGATCGAGCAGCTTCGCGAGAAGCGCGCGAAGCTCCACACCGAGATGGGCGAAATCCTCGAGCGCGCCGACAGCGAGGGCATGCTGAAGGCCGAGGACGCCGCCGAGTACGACAAGCGCGAGGCCGAGTTCGACGTGGTCACCCTCCAGGTCGGCCGCCTCGAGAAGTACGACGGCATCGACGCCATCAGCCAGCGCAAGGCCACCGGCGGCGACGCCGACGGCGACGAGCGTCGCGGCGACGGCGGCGACCAGGGCGACACCGGCGGGTTCCGTCGGAAGAAGCCCGACAACCCGTTCGAGAAGCGCGAGTACGCCGAGGCGTTCGACGCGTACCTCCACGGCGAGATCGTCGACCCCGAGGTCCGGGCAGCGATGCAGGTCGGGACCGCGTCCGAGGGCGGCTACACCGTCGCGGACGAGTGGTACCGCCGCCTCATCGAGTCCGAGCGCGAGTTCGGGATCATGCTCCAGAAGGCGACGATCATCCGCACGGCCGACAGCGGCCAGCTGAAGATCCCGAAGGTCGCGACCTCCGGGACCGCCGCGCTGACCGCGGAGGAGGCCGCGTACACCGAGAGCGAGGACACGTTCGGCCAGGCCGTCATGGACTCGTACAAGATCGGCACGCTGATCAAGATCTCGGACGAGCTCCTCCACGACTCGATGTTCGACCTCGGCGCGTTCATCGCGCGTCGGGCCGGGCAGGCGATCGGGATCAAGGCGAACACGTACATGGTCACCGGGACCGGGTCGGCGCAGCCGAACGGGATCACGGTCGCCGCGACCGTCGGGAAGACCGCGGCCGCGACCGGCGCGATCACCTCGGACGAGCTCATCGACCTGTTCCACTCGCTCCTCAGCCCCTACCGCAACCGCGCGGACTTCATGCTGAAGGACTCGACGGCAGCGGCGATCCGGAAGCTGAAGGACGGGAACAGCCAGTACCTCTGGCAGCCGGGCCTCCAGGCCGGCCAGCCCGACGTGCTGCTCGGCCGTCCCGTCTACACCGACCCGGACATGCCGGCCCTCGGCGCGTCCGCGATCACGGTCGTGTTCGGCGTCCTCGAGGAGTACTGGGTCCGCGAGGTCGGGACCGCGACGGTGAAGGTGCTCAACGAGCTCTACGCCGTCAACGGCCAGGTCGGCTACCGCGTCGATCGTCGCCTCGACGGCGAGCTCATCGACACGGCAGCCGTGCGGACGCTGCAGCAGGCCGCGTAGCCCACTCGTTCTCGGGGGGCGTCCGAGGGTACGCCCCCCGAGAACCATCTCGACCCTCGGAGGTGACGAAGTGCAGGTACTGATGAACACGTCGCTGGCCGGGATCGGCTGGTCGGCGCACGCCGGCGACATCCTCGAGGTCGACGCCGCGCACGCCGCCCGCTTCCTCGAGGCCGGGATCGTCAGCGAGATCCGCCCGGGCGTCGACCGGCTCGAGGACCGCGCCGTCGTCGTCTACCCGGGCGAGGACATCCCTGACCCGCACCCGCGGGCCGAGAGCCCCTCACGCGAGGCGACCGTCGGTGACGACGCGATCGTCGAGGGTGAGGAGCCCGCCGAGGAGGTCGCGCTCGACGACGCCGAGGAGGCCACCGACGGCGAGGCCGTCGAGAGCCCGGAGTCGAAGCGGCCGCGGAAGAGGTAGGCCATGAGCCGTGAGATCTGCACCCTGGCCGACGTGAAGAAGCTCGTGCCCGGGTACGGGGACGACTCCGACGACGTGCTGAACGCGCTGATCCCCGCTGAGTCGGTGACCGCGCATCGCGACACGGGCCGGGAGTTCGTCACGATCGCAGGCCTCACGACCCGCCTGTTCGACATCACCGACCGGCACGTCGCCAAGCGCGTCGTGCCGGTCGGTGACATGACGACCGTCACCACGGTGACGCTGAAGGACCTGAACGGCACGTCGCTCGGGACGACCACGTCGTTCGTGCGGCTCGGCGCCGACGGGAACCGCAACCGGCAGGAGTGGGAGCCGGTCACCCACCTGTGGTTCCCGGAGGGGATGGACTCGCCGGCGGCGCTCGCGAAGGACACGGTGCTCGAGGTCGTCGGCGTCTGGGGGTTCCCCGACCTTCCCGAGGACCTCGTGATGGCCGTCGCGAAGATGGTGCTCGTCCGCTACCTCTCCGACGCCGCGTCCGCCGGCTCGTCGCTCGCTGACGCGCTCAACGAGCAGGGGTTCAACGCCGGCACCGCGTTCGCGTCCGCGCAGGACACGTTCGACTCGTACCGGCTCACCGAGTTCGCGTCGTGATCATCGGGGACTTCCTCGACGCGCTGAAGGCCGACCTCGTCACGCAGTACCCGGACGCCGAGGTGCTGCGCGGCGAACGGACGGGGAAGGCGACCGCCCGCGCCGTCGTGTGCGTGTTCTGGTCCGGCAACCGTGAGGTCGGCAACATCGTGCAGGTCGCGGAGGCCCAGGTGACGGTGCGCTACTGGCCCGTCAGCCCGAAGGTGCGCGACGACGCGCCGAGCGGTGTGCGCGACACGACCCCGCTCGAGGAGGCCGGCGTCGCGCTCCAGGCATTCCTCCAGACGAAGCAGGTTGCGTACCGCTCGACCGGCGTGTGGTTCCTGCGATGCACGTCGGTGGTGCCGTCGTACGACCCGGAGGAGTGGGGCGTCGAGGCGACGATCACCTGCCAGTTCAAGAACCCGGCGACGCTGCCGTGATCAAGGTCGACGTGATCTCCCGCATCGGGTGGGATCGCGAGATGAACGAGGACCTCGACGCGCTCGTGAAGGAAGCGGTGCGGCTCGCGACGCTCGACATGGCGATCGCCGCCGTCGAGCTCGCCCGCCCTCGGGCGCGCGGCGGCCACCACCGCCACATGCGCGAGATCACCGAGATGGTCGTGTTCCCGTTCGCGGAGGGATGGAGCTCCGGGTTCGAGGGCGGGATCGTGTCCCCGACGTGGTACGCGTGGTTCCAGTCGAGCGGCACGCTCGGGGCCCGCGTGAAGCCGGTGAAGCAGGCAACGCTCGACCGGCGCTCGAGCCCGTCGGGCCGCGCGCGGTTCGCGAAGGTCGCCGGCCGCCGCGGCATCACGCCGCTGCTGTTCTTCGAGGAGGCCTCGAAGGCCGGCCGCACGTCCCTGAAGTCTCGCGTCGACGCGCTCACCTGAGCCGACCCGCCGATAGACGAAGGTGATGAGCGAGACGGAGGGAGCACCGATGGTTAGGTTCGTGCCGGCCGACAACGCGGTCGTGAGCACGACCGGCGCTGACGGCGTCACCTTCGTCGTGTCGAAGGAAGGCTTCTCGACAGACGACCCGTCGGTGATCGCGGTCCTCGACCGCACGCGGGGCGTGAAGCGCGCCGCACCCGAGAAGAAGAAGCCGTCCGCACCCGAAACCCAGTCCCGCACTGTCGGGGAGGAGGAGTAGCCGATGTCCGGGCATACCGGCCAGTTCTTCACCCTGGCGGCGGGGATCCAGTCCGCCAAGGGCACGCCGCAGGCCACACCGAAGGTGAAGCTGCGGATCACCGGGGGCGCCGTGCTCCCGGACCCCACCATCATCGACCTGCCCGAGACGGACAGCAGCTTCCAGCGGTCGAAGTCCGCGAAGGTCGGCCAGTCGATCGGCGGCGCGATCGAGGGGTTCTGGCGCACCGACGAGATCGCGTTCCTCGCGTACGCGCACCTCGGCGCTCTCGCCACCAGCGGCGCCGGCCCGTACGACCACCTCGCGACCGCGGCGGCGCAGACGAAGTACCTGACCCTGTTCCCCGCGTACGACGCGACCGCGCAGGTCGACAGGTACTCGGACTGCAAGATCACCGAGCTCACGCTGCGCGGCTCCGGGCAGCAGGCGCTCAGCTACTCGGCCGGGTTCATGGGCCTCGTCGCCCTCATGGGCTCCACCGACCCCGTGCTGACGCCGTCGGACCTCGACCCGCTTGTCTACCCGCACGTCACCGTCACCCTCGGCGGCTCCACCACCGACATCGTCGAGGCGTTCGAGCTCACCTCGAGCCGGAACATGGAGGTCATCTACGGCGACACCGGGATGGCCGGGTCCGACGTGACCGGCGGCCGCTGGGGCGTCACGGGCCAGCTGACGATCCTGTTCGAGTCGGACGCGAAGCACCGCGCCTGGCTCACGAACGCGACCAACGGCACCGCGTCGAGCCCGATCATCTACACGGAGGCGCTGTCGATCCTCGCGAGCGCCGCCGCCGACGACCAGGTCACCGTCGACATGACGGCCGTCGAGCTTCGCCGCGTCGGGATGGAGCCGGACCCGTCGGGCAACGCGCTGCGGTTCACGTACGAGTTCTCGGCGCAGCCGCAGCCGGACGCCGCCGACACGTTCTCGATCGCGGTCAGCAACAACGTCGTCAGCTACTAGACCGAGGTGAGCGGGCTGACCCCCGAGCAGGCTCGAGTCCTTCAGGCGCTGCGCCTGAAGGTGAAGGCCGCGAAGGGGCTGGTCCGCGACCTCAGCCAGGCGCTCGCTGAAGCCGAGCGTGTCCTCAACGTCGCAGAGCCCCAGGAGGCAGAGCGAGATGACCACCAGCAGCAAGCAGCATGACGCCGACGTTATCCGCGCGTGGCAGGACCGCGGCACCCACGCCGTCACCTGTCCGTCTGGCGTCCGCCTGAAGATCGTGCTTCTCGGGCTCGCGACGCTCCTCCAGCGCGGCGAGATCCCCGACGCGCTCGTCACGATCGCGATGGCCGAGTTCTCGCACGAGCTCGGCCAGACCGGCGTCGTGAAGGACATGATCGCGGAGGGGAAGCCGCAGAGCGAGGTGATCGAGGCGCTCACCGGCCTCGTCGAGTTCCAGCGGTGGCTGGCGTGCAAGTCGATCGTCGCGATCGAGCACGACGGCGCCTGGCACCCGATCGTCCTCGAGCCGGCGGACTCCCTCGCGATCCCGGAGGACGACCTCGGGATGGTCGCGGAGATCGTGCAGCGTGAGCGCAACCGTGATGCTCGGGGGGTCACGATCGGCGTCGAGCCGTTGCAGCGGTGGGCCACCTTTCGTGAAGAGCACGGCTGCTCTGAGGATGGCTGCGAAGCATGCACGCGTGTCGTCGCAGCCTTTTCCAGCGTTGACGTGGGCGAGGTGTGACTGCGGATGCGGCTGGTCCGGGGAGGACGAGGTCACCCAGTTCCTGATCGAGGAAGCCGTCACGCTGCGGTGGCAGGCAACCGAGCAGCGGGCGCAGATGGAGGCGCTCGAGGAGTCACGGCAGCCGACCCCGGAGGAAGAGGCCGAGGCCAGGCACCAGAGGCTCGTCGAGATCGCGCAACGACAGATCGAGAAGACGCGTAGGAGACGCTGATGCCGTTCGGGTCAGGAGTGAGGGGTGAGCGGCTCGCGTCGGTCCTGAAGATCAGGGCCGACACCGGGCAGGCGAAGCAGGAGATCACCGAGCTCGGCCAGCAGGTCGAGCACGTCATGCAGGGCATGACCGCGGAGCAGCTTCGCCTCGACCGCGCCACCAAGCACTTCCAGCAGACGCTCGAGCGGTTCGGCCCGACGCACGAGCGCACGAAGACGGCTGCTCTTCGCCTCGACGCCGCCCAGAAGGCGCTGGCACGGTCAACCGACCAGGCCGGCCGCTCCGTCCGTCGCGCCACCCACGACTACGACAACGCGAACCGGTCGCTCGGGACGCTGACGCGCGGCGCGCTCGCCGGCTCCGGGCTGTTCCGCAGCCTCGGCCGGCAGATCGCGTTCGCGTCCGGCGGCTTCATCGGAGCCACCGGGTTCGTCGCCGCCGTCAAGGCCGCCGTCGGCGCCAGCAGCGACCTCAACGAACAGGTGTCGCAGTCGAGGTACGTGTTCGGCCGCCTCTCCCCCGAGGTCGAGAAGTTCGCGCGGCAGAGCCTCGGCCTCACCACGACGGAGGCGCTCAGGTCCGCCGGCGCGTTCGGCTCGCTCCTCCAGAACATGGGGCTGACGCGCCGCGAAGCAGCGACGCAGTCGGAGTACCTCACCCAGTTGGCCGTCGACCTCGCGTCGTTCAAGAACACCTCGGTCGAGGACTCGTTGCAGGCGATCACGTCCGGGCTCGTCGGCCAGGTCGAGCCGCTGCGCCGCTACGCGATCGAGGTGAGCGCCGCCCGCGTGCAGCAGGTCGCGCTCGCGATGACCGGCAAGGCGACCGCAACGGAGCTCACCCGGCAGGAGAAGGCCGTCGCGCGGCTCGCGATCATCTACGGCGACTCCCGGATCGCGCAGGGCGACTTCGCGCGCACCGGCGGCCAGTTGGCGAACCAGCAGCGCGAGCTTCGCCGCAACGTCATCAACGAGGCCGCCGCGATCGGGGACGAGCTCCTCCCCGCCGTCCTCGACGCCACGAAGCGCCTCAACCACTGGCTCGAGAACACCGAGAACCAGAAGAAGCTCCAGCACGACGTGAACAAGATCGTCGAGTACGGCGGCAAGGCGTTCGACATCATCTCCGGGGCGATGCGGGGCGCGAACGCGATCCTCGGTCCGCTCGTCGATCTCCTCGGCGGCTTCGAGAACGCCGCCACCCTCGCGTTCGGCGCCACGATGCTCGGGAAGATCCGCCGGTTCGCCGGCAGCTTCTCGTGGATCGGCGCGTCCGCGAAGACGGCGGCGACCACCGTCACGACGCAGGCCGCCGTGATCGAAGCGGAGCTCGACGCCGCGACCCGCCCGCGGAACATCGTCGTCACGACCGTCGTCGACGGCGTCCCGATGGGCCGTGGCCGCCGGTTCCTCGGGAAGCTCGGGCGTGGCGCTGCCGCCGGCGCCGGCGCCTACATCCTCTACCAGGGGTTCAACGCGTTCGACAGCAGCGGCGACCAGGGGCAACCGCAGCAGCCGTCCGTCGGGACGAACGCGAAGAACGCAGGCCTCGGGGTCGGCGGCGGCGCCGTCGCCGGGTTCACGGTCGCCGGTCCGCCCGGCGCGATCGTCGGCGCCACAGCCGGCCTGTTCATGGCGGGCAACGACCCGGGCGCCTCAAGGCCCGGGTGGCCCGAGCGGGCCCGCGAGTTCCTCAACAAGCTCGAGGCGAACACGAAGGACCTCGACCGTCGCCGCGAGGCGTTCAAGAAGCACTGGGACGACATCTTCAGGTACCTCGACCCGGCCGGGCAGGAGCACGCCGTCCGCGACGTGCTCGGGTACAAGAAGGCGACCGGGCTCAGCGCCGCCGGCGAGGTGCTGTACGGGTCCATCCCGGGGATGGGCGCGTCGACCGCGACCGCTGCGGGCCGGCCGTGGGAGGCACCGAACCCCGCCGAGTTCATCCTGCCGGGCGGGAAGAAGCTCAGCGACTTCGTCAGGGAGACGGATGGCACCGCGCCGAACGCGCCCGGCCAGACGACCGACTTCCCGAAGGCACCGGGGGCGAGCAAGGCCGCGAAGGCAGCGAAGGAGCGGCGCGCGATGGTGAAGAAGCTCCAGGAGCGCGAGAAGGAGCTGGAGCTCAAGGCGATCCACGCGCAGGCCGACGACACCCTGAAGAACGACATCGAGATCGCGAAGGAACGCGTCAAGGTCCTCGCCGCGATCAAGGAGCTCCAGAAGAACGACTTCGAGAGCCGGAAGGACTACGAGAACGCTCTCCTCGACGTGTGGCAGTTGGAGGACCAGCAGCGATCGAAGGTCGCGTCCGACAAGGCCGAGAAGAAGGCCGCGGCCCGGGAAGCGCACCGCGTCGCCGCCGAGGGGTACGCCGCCGCCCGCATCGAGATCCAGGCGCAGATCGACCAGGCCACGAACCTGAACGAACTTCGCGTCGCGCAGAAGCGCATGAACGACCTGCTCTCGAAGGCGTCGCACGACATGATCCTCACCGCGCGCGAGCGGGCCCGGTACGCCGCCGCGATCGGGAAGGGCAACGCCGCGATCGTGAAGGCGACCCGCAAGGTGCGCGAGAGCCTCCTCCTCCGCGACGTGGCCGCCGCCGCCGACACCGAGCACACCCTGCGCGACGACATCGCCGCCGAGCAGGCGCTGCTGCGGACGTACAAGCAGTGGGCCGCCGCGAAGGACCAGTCGCTCGCGCAGCAGCAGGCGTGGCAGGCGAAGGCCGACGCGACCGAGAAGAAGATCCGGCGGCTCCGCGGGCAGCGCACCACCCGGGTCCATGCCGGGTTCCAGTCAGGGCTCGGGAAGCGCGAAGCCGACCTCCTCGACAGCGAGGTTCAGGCCGAGGGCGCCGGCAACCTCTCGAAGGCGATCAAGATCCAGAAGCAGGTCGTCCGCACCTACCGCGAGTTCGCGCACCTCGCTGAGGAAACCGCGTCGGAGAAGCTGCTGTGGCGCCGCCGCGAGCGTGAGGCGCAGAGGAAGCTGTCGCGGCTCGAGCACGAGCGCGAGGACCGCGCGTTCGAGCTCACCGAGCTCACCTTGCAGAACAAGGTGCAGGCCGCCGCTCTTCGCGGCGACGAGTCCGCCGAGATCAAGTTCGAGCGGGCCCTCGTGGCCCGCTACAAGAAGATGGCGGCCAGGAAGAAGAACACGAAGCTCGAGACGCAGCAGTGGCTCCAGCGGGCCCTTCAGGAGGAGGCGGCGTTGCAGACGCTGCTGAAGAAGGACGCGGACCCGAAGCGCCGCAGCCTCGGCTGGGACTTCCTCGACAAGCAGGCCGGGTTCTTCTCGAGCTTCGCCCCGAACACGCTGACGAACCTCGCCGGCGGACGGCGCGCGCCCGGCTCGAGCGCGAACCCGCTGTCGCAGCCGCAGGCACCGTCGTCGCCGGCGACACCGGGGAGCTCGCCGCACGCGTCGAACGGGCCGACTGACCGCGCGCCGACGAACGTGACCGTCAACCAGATCTTCAACTCGCTGCCCGCGAACACCAGGAGGCAGGCCACCATGGCGAAGCACGGATTCGTGGCGGCGTTCGGCTGATGGAGTGGTCGATCCCCATCACGATCGAGTCGCCGGCCGGAACGCTGGTCCTGAACCAGGCGGCCAGCAACGTGTACCGGCTCACCCCGGAGGACTGCTCCGGGCTCGACGGCGCCCCGCTGCGCGTCACCCAGAACAACGTGCCGCAGGGAGACGGCGGCCTCATCCACACCACGTTCCGCGCCGCCCGCGAGATCACCCTCGCCGGCATCCTCTCGCTCGAGGACCCGTCCCTCACGACCGACAGCGCGTACGTGCAGGCGCGCAGCGCGATGGAGGAAGGGCTGATCGAGGTGTGCGAGTCGCTCGAGAACGCCGACGGCGTCCTCTACTTCACGAAGACCGGCAGCGGCGTGCAGCGAAACTACATCGTTCGCTGCGACCATCCGGTCGACATCAGCGGGTCGTGGCAGAAGCGATTCGTGTTCGGCCTCGTCGCCGCCAACCCCAACGCCACCCTCTCGTGAGGAGCCTCCAATGCTGACCGCCGGCACGATCCCGATGACCCCCAGCGAGTACGCCGCCGTCGTGACGATCGCCGGCGCCGTGTCCGTCACCCGCGAGCTTCCCGGCAACCAGGGCCGGGTCCTCGTCGAGCTCGCAGACGGCACCGTCGTCGCCGTCGACACCGACGGCACCACCAGCCCGCTCACCGGAGGTGACGCGTGAACCAGCTGTACCCCACCGGGAAGGCGCACCTCCTCGGCCTCGCCACGAAGATCGACCTTGTCGCGGACACGATGAAGCTGCTGCTCGTCGACACCGCAGACATCACGTACTCGTCCGGCAACGAGTTCGTCGCCGCGCTCACCGGCGCCGGCATCGTCGCCCGCTCCGGGGCCCTCTCCGGGAAGACGGTGACGGCCGGCGTGTTCGACGCGAACGACATCACCGTCACCTCCGTCAGCGGCGACGGGATCCGCGCCGTCATCCTCTACAAGGACACCGGTGCCGACGCCACCTCCCCGCTGCTGGCGTGGTGGGACGTGCCGCTCTACACGCCCGACGGCGGCGACATCCTCGTCCCGTTCAACGCCGCCGGCCTGTTCGCGATCTGACCGTCCGATAGACGAAGAGGAGAACCCTTGGACTGGATGATCATCAACACCGGCAGCGCCTCCGTCGCAGACCTGAAGACGAGCGACATCTCGTCGTTCGAGGTGTGCAAGGCCGCCGCCGACCGTCCCACCCAGGCTGAGCTCGAGCCCGTCTACCAGCGGCTCACGCGCGGCCAGGCCGCGAACCTGTACATGCTGTCGCTCGGCGCCGCCGTCGAGCTCGGCAAGGTCGAGCAGGTCAGCGTGTTCCGCGTCACCCCGGTCGAGCCGCCCGCCGACCCGGCGGTCGCCGCCGCGCTCGAGCGCGACACGCAGACGGACGCAGAGAAGCGCGCCAAGAGCGGACCGGGAGGTGGTGGACGGTGACGGCTCTCGACGACCTCTGCGCCTTCCACTTCGAGGCGTCCTCGTCGTACATGTACGGCCGCTACCAGTGGGGCTTCTTCGAGCTGTCCTTCGCGCAGGACGTTCGCTACGTCGTCGAGTTCGACGAGATCGAGATCGAGATCCGGCCGCTCTGGGGTGGAGCGGCCATGCCCACCTCGAAGGTTCCGGTTGCGCTGCGCCAGATCTATGGCGCCACAGTCTCGCTCGGCAACGGCCCTGGCTACGACTACGGGACCACCTACTTCGATCCGCCCTACCCCTATAGCGGCGTGTTCCAGGCCGGCTGGAATCTCAACGTCTTCACGCATGGCGACTACAGCGTCGCAAGCGGCGACGGCGGGTCTGATTACTGGACGGGCGAGGTGAACCTGCCGGGCAAGACGATCCTCCGGCCCGAGGGGGTCACGATCCCCGTGTCCCCCGACTACACCGACCAGCAGGTCGTCACGCTCGTCACGCAGCAGGCCAGGTCGATCCCGGAGATCCCGGGCCCGAGCGGGTCGACCAGCAGTAATTACTTCGCTAGCGTGAAGACGCGCGGCCGCTGGGTCGAGCTTCGACCCGGGGACGTGGCAGGATGACCTTCCTCGACGACCTCTGGTGGTCGAAGGTCACGTTCGACGTGACCGTGCAGTCGACCGACGGCGACTTCGACCTCGTCGAGATCTCGAACCTCGGCAACAGCGCCGACGTTGGCCCCCCGTACCGCGGCGCGCTGGTCGAGTTCGGCGCGCTCGAGCTGCACGTCGCGGACGAGACGACGCTGACCGCGAACGAGCACCTCGGCATGTCGATCCGCAAGCTGTGGGACACCGATCCCGACCACGTCAACCACGGCGACCAGTCCGGCCTCAACGACATCCAGGTCGAGCAGGGCATCCCCCGCGAGTGGCTCGGCTACTACGCGACGAACCACGGGAACAACGTCAACATCTACGCCGGCTCAGGAACGGTCGCGGTCGGCAACACGACGCCCGTGAACCGCGCCGTCTGGCATGGCGGCTTCAACGTGCAGACCGGCTTCGAGAAGATCTGGCTGCCGAAGGACAGGCCGATCGTCAACCTCGGAATGCCGAACGGGTACACGTACCGGCAGGCAGCCGTGTGGCGGCTCGACCAGGCCCCGTCGTCGGATCTGCGGTTGAAGGGGTACCTGACCTTCCGCACCGTCTCGATCAGCTTCGACTAGGCGGCCGCGAGGATGCTCGCGTACGACGCCGCAACCCTCGAAGAGCTCGACGAGGCCACAGGAGCCGTTCTCCCGCTCGAGGAGCCCGAGACGGACGAGTGGCCGCACGGGTGGCTCGAAGACGCAGAGGAGCTCGTACCGCCGCGCCGGCGACGCGACCCGGAGGATGAGCCGGACTGGCTGTACGAGCGGCGCCTCGTCGGTGTCGGCGCCACGTTCGCGACGCTCGAGTTCATCGCGCCGACGACGACGCTGTACGCCGTCAAGCTCTGGCGGGTCCTGCCGCTCATCCAGGCCAGCACCCTCGTCGTCGCGCCGAGGCTCCAGAGCGGCAACGTCACGTCGATCGTGCCGCCGTCGGTCAGCGGCGACACCTACGCCGGCGGCGTGCTGCGCGCGTGGCCGGGGATGTGGTCGGGGATCCCGCCGTTCACGTTCGCGTACCAGTGGCAGCGGGAGACGGCTCCGAGCAGCGGCGTCTTCGTCGACATTCCCGGCGCGACCGGCTCGTCGTACATCTGCCGTGACGACGACGTGGACCTCGAGATCCGCGTGCAGGTCGAGGTGGTCTGAGTGGCGACCTCGTCTCCGTCCGTCGGCCCCGTCTTCGCTGGCCCCGGCGGACCGTGGGGTCCGCCGCCCGCCGACCGCCAGCTGTACCAGTTCATCGTCTGCGACCGCGGCCTCGCGAGCTCGGGCATCGCGGAGATCGCGGACATCAGCCAGATCACGCTCGACAAGTCGTGGTCGCGCATGCTGTCCAGGCCGGCGAGCGCGAGTTGCCGCATGCCGAGCGACCACGGGCTCGTGAACACGCTGTGGGACGACGGACTTCCGATCGTGTGCGAGGGCATCCGCACCCTGAAGATCCGGCATCGCCGCACCCTCGACTCGCCGTGGGTGCTCGTCTTCCACGGCATCATCTGGTTCGTCGAGGACGACGGCGAAGAGGAAGCGTCGTACACCACCATCAACGCGTTCGACCCGATGGCGATGTTCCGCTACCGCATGGCGCGCGACCAGACCGGCAACTACGCGCGGCCGAACTGGCCCGGGCTCGGGCTCGACCCGACCCGCATCTCGGGCCCCGACATCATCCGGCAGATGGTCTGGAACAGCGTCTACAACGGCGGCAGCCCGTTCGACTACGAGGGCCAGATCTTCCTTGACACGTACGGGTCGTTCGACATCGATTCGCCGCCGGCGCCGGACCTGTCGGTCCACTGGCTCGACTTCCCGATGACGATCGCGGACGTGACGACGATCCTCACCGACACCGGCGTCTGCGACGTGTGGGTCGACCCGCTCGAGGGAGACGGCGACGTGGTCATCGGCCGCCTCAACGCTGTCACCCAGGCCGGCAACCCCGCCAGCACCGTTCACTTCGACTACGGGCTCGGGGACTTCTCGATCGCGAAGATCAACCGCACGAAGGACCTCGAGACGCTCACGAACAAGCTCCGCTACCTCCTCGGGGAACGGACCGGCAACCGGTGGGAGGGCTCGATCGAGGCAACGAACAGCGACCTCCTGACAGACCCGCAGTATTCGTCGGCGCAGGCAGCGATCAACACGCTGATCGCCAACTCGCGCGCGAAGTACGGGGTGTTCCAGTCGATCCAGGTTCACGACGACACCGACTACAAGCGCGAGGACCCCGGTGGGCAGCAGCGTCCCATGTACTACCGGCTCTGGCAGGGCGAGCAGCTTTTCCGCGTCGAGCCGCGCGAGCTCCTCACGTTCACGCCGAGGCCGGACGCGCCGTTCTCCGCGGTCGACATTCGCCTCGGGGACATCATCACCGTGAACGCGACCGACGTGATCCGCCAGGGGTTCGTCGCGCAGCAGCGCATCTACGGGTACACCACCGAGATCGACGAGAACGCCGTGTCGTCCCTCACCCAGATCGTGAGCAGCGCCGAATGAGCCAGGGCTACCCGTACGGTCCTCCGCGCCTGGTCACCGACCAGATGCTGATCGCGCAGTTGCGCGGCGAGATCGAGCGGCTGAAGCGCCGGCCGCCGCGTCCTTCCCCGCACGAGATCAAGGTGTTCGGTGACCTCCAGTTGGTCGCCGCCGGCGACGGCGCCTTCGAGTTCGAGGTCGAGGACGGCCTCGACCAGCATCGCTTCTGGACGGTCGCCGCGTACGTCACGACCGTCGGGTCCGGCGACACCGTCGTCCAGTTGCACAACATCGACACCGCCGTCGACGTGCTGTCGACGCCGATCACGATCGAGGCCGGCGACAAGAAGAGCCGCTCGGCCGCAGCCCAGCCGGTCGTGCTCGAGGCAGCGGCGCTCGTCACCGCCGGCGACCACATCCGTGTCGACGTGGACTCGGCCGGCTCCGGGTCGAAGGGACTCGGGCTCATCATCCGCTGGCGGCTCTGACCCGTGTGGGCTCGCACCGCATTCGAGTCGATCGGCTCCAGCCCGACCGCTGACGGCAACTACGACGACAACGGAGTGACGTTCGTCGCCCCGGTCGAGTACCCGAGCTTGCAGCTCGGCGGCGCGAACATCGAGCGGCGCTTCGGCGTCCTCAATGGTCTACCGATTGGCGACAACCCCGTCGCCGGGCTCGGCTTCCTCGGCAACGGGAAGCCCGACGTGATCTTCTTCTCGACCGCTGTCGATTACGGGTACGGCGACAACGGGGTGACGAACAACGCGCTGCACGCATTCGGCGTCGCCGGCAAGGACTCGAGCGGGAACCTCAGCCAGTGGGGCTGGAGCATGAACAAGGGCTGGTACTACGTGCCCAACAACACGGCCTGGTCGGAGGACTGCGTGCTGCCGTGGTTCGGGTCTGGCGCCGAGGTGCTGTCGCTCGACTCGGACGGGTTCACGCTTCGCTCCGACATGGTCTGGCCTGGCCTCATCGGCTGGGTCGCGTTGAAGCTCCACGGCGGCGGCAACAGGGTGGAGGTCGGCGCGTACTCCCGATCGCTCTCGACGGGCTGGCAGAACATCTCGCTCGGCCTTGACCCGTCGGCGGTCTGGATCGTGACCGGCGAGCGCACGACCCACGCACGCACGAACGCGGAACCGCACGCGCTCGGGACGGGCTACGCGGACGTGCTCGGAAACCGCGGCTGGTCACACGGGATGACCGTCGCCGGCGACCAGCGGTCAACGGGCCAGAACCTAAGCAAGGGCCCGATGCCGCAGCGGGTCGACAGCGGCGGCAACTGGGACTACGGCTTCACCTACCCGGGCAGCTCCATGATCCAGACCTACTGGTACACGGCCGCACCCGCAGCCTGGCGTCATGGCTACGTCGCGTTCCAGGCCGACGAGTCGTGGGACGGCTCGCCGCCGATGTTCAGCCACATGACGCGATGCGCCCACGACGCCGTGACGATTCCGAACCCGTATACGAGCTACGGCTATTGGAACGGCACGGGCCACACCGCGAACACCGGGCTCGCGATCTCCCCCTCCGAGAAGTTCGTCGCCGGCTGCTTCTACGGCGGCAACGACTCGATCGTGACGACCTCGGTGCATGACGCCGCGATCCAGTTCGCCGGCGAGACGTTCCCGGGTCACAACGCGACGCTGATCCGAACGCCGCCCGCGGAGATCATCACCGACACGTTCGTGCCCGGCATCATCCGTCGTCCTTCGTGACCCGGTTCCGATAGACGAGGGCATGGACATCTTCACGCCTGCCCCCGATGACGCCGAGGTGATCGACTCGATCCTCGACTTCCCGGTGCATGCGATGGACGACGGCGAGGACGGCGACGACTCGGCCGCCCCGAGCGTCCACCTCTATCCCGGCCCGATCAGGAAGCTGCTCGCGCTCGTCGCGCCGAGGGTCGGCCGGTGAGCAAGCCGATCGTTCGTCCGTACATCGCGAGCTCGTTCGGTGACAGCACCGTCGGGCAGCGCATCGTCGGTCGCGCGCTCGCTCGAGCCGGCTTCGGGAAGCTGGCGTACGCCACCCGCGTCCGCAGGAAGTGGGACCAGTCGCTCAGCGCCAGGCTGAACGAGTGGCGCGCGTCCGTCGGGATCACGAACCGTGACCCCGAGTACACGCGCGAGGATCACGCGAAGCTCGCGCGCTGGTGGGACAAGCGGAACATCGTCGACGCGCACGTCGAGCTCGCCCGTCGCGCCGAGAACACCCGGGAGGCCGCCTACCGCGCCCGCGTCGTCGCGCAGTGCGCGTTCCTGCTGTCCCACGCGCCCGAGATGCCGTACTCGCAGGACCGGCCCTACTCGAGGAAGCGGCCGCCGACGAAGAGCGACTGCTCCGGGTCCAGCGCCTGGGTCGAGGAGTACGCCGGCGGCGAACGCTGGGGGCTGCCGTGGGGGTGGGGCAACACCTGGACGCAGACCGCGTGGTTCAAGGCTCGAAACCGGCTCCTCGTCGCCGGCCGCGCCGCGTTCGTCGGGATCGCGAAGGCGGGCGACCGCATCTTCTACGGGAAGAGCCAGAACAACCCTTCCCACACTGCCGTCTACCTCGGCGTCGGCTCAGATGGCCGCCCGCGGTCGTTCCAGTTCGGCCGCTACCCGTGCCGTGTTGCCGAAGTCGACTATCGACCCGATCGCGTTGCGATCTACTCGGCATGGAACACGGAACCGAACGTCTGAGGTCGGGGCGTGGGCCCGTCGAACCTCGAGGTGGCCTCCGCTTGGTGGAGCCAGTTGTTGCAGAGCGTCGTGGCGTTCGCGCTGGGGGGCGGCATCCTGGTCTGGGAGACGGTCGTGGAGGAGCATCCTTCAGAAGTCCTCGTCGGCGTTGGAGCCGCCCTCGTCGGGTGGCCTATCGCTGGCTTCGCGCAACGCTCGGCACGCCGATCAGCAGAGGAGGAGGAGGCTTCGTGAACAGGGTCTTGCAGCACGCCGTCGCCCTCTACGTCACCGCGTGTGCCGCCGCGCTCTCCGTGCTCGCGCTCGTCGAGGTCATCCGCTGATGTCCGACGAGGCGAAGCGCGCCGCGGCGGACGCCCGGGTCGCAGCGAACGACGCGAAGAGGATCGCCCGTCGGCTCGCCGGCACCCAGGGCATCGTCTTCGCGGTCCTCGCGCTGTTCCCGTCGCTCATCGCCGTCGGCCTGCTCGACCGTCGAACCCAGTCCGACCTCAGGTGCGAACGCTCCGTCATCCGCATCGTCGCGGAGAGCCAGCTGACCGACATGCGGATCGCGAGCGAGAAGGCCGCGACCGCCGAGCTTCGCGGCGCGTTCACCAGCGAGTACCAGAGGCTGCGAGGTCTGCTCGAGTCCGGCCGGGTCCGGGAGATCCTCGCCGCCAACGACTGCTCACAGAAGGAGGAGGAATGATCAAGGCCCTGAAGGCGCTGCTGCTGATGGAGCAGCCGTACATCCGTCTCGCCGTCCGCGCCGTCGTCGTCGGCGTCGGCGTCGCCGTCGCGACCGTCCAGGAATCCAGCGACCCGCTCGACAAGGGCGTCTGGATGGGAGCGATCGCCGCCGGCGGATTCGCGGCCCTCGAGATCTTCACGCCGCTGAACCGGCTCGTCGGCTGGTTCAAGAAGACCCAGTAGCCGTTCGTGCAGCAGGGCGGCGTCCGGACCGGGACGCCGCCCGCACGAACCTTGTGTCCGTCCGATCGGGTGGTGTAGTCTCCCGAACCAGTCAGGGTTCGCACCGATCAGGAAGGACACAGCAATGTCAGAACCGGAGTTTCACTCCACTCTCGTTCGGGCCGCCGCACACTGCGCCCTCAACGGTGACATCAGCCTCGCCCGGGATGTCATCGTGCTCGCCGGGCTGCTGCGCGCGCTCGTCATCTTCTCCCCCGGCGACCAGGGCGCCACTCCCCCCGGCTCATCCCCCGAGCCGACGGCGTCGCCCACCGGTCCTCCCCCTTCCGGTGGGACGCCGGGGGAGAAGCACCTCACCCTCGCGAAGGAGCAGTGATGTCAGAAGTCGCAACGATCCCGCGTGACCCGAACGTCGAGACGCTCGTTCGGCAGATCTCGTCGTCCGCGTACCTCGAGCGGCTCCAGCAGGCGCTCGCGCATCCCGGCGAAGCCGCCCGGTACGTGCGGATCGCGATCACCGCGGTCCGGAAGAACCCGGACCTCGCGCTCCTCGAGGACCGCGACTCCGTGTTCCTCGCGATCCAGCAGTGCGCCACCGACGGCCTCCTCCCCGACGGGCGCGAGGCCGCGATGGTGATCCGCCGTCCGCGCGGCGTCACCGACAAGCGGAAGGGGAAGGCGCACTACCAGCCGATGATCGGCGGGTTCCGCAAGATCTGCGCCGAGCACGGGTTCCGGCTGGAGGCGTACGTCGTCTACGCGAACGACCACTTCCTCGAAGAGATCGCTCCGGCCCACCGGGTCGAGCATCGTCCGCCGCCGCTCGGGAAGCCGCGCGGCGAAGCGATCGGCGCGTGGGCTGTCGCCCGGCACGCATCGTGGGGCGAGTTCATCGAGGTGATGGACAAGCCCGAGATCGAGCACGTCCGGAAGTCGTCGTCTGCCGGCGCCGGCCCGTGGTCGGAGCACTGGGGCGAGATGGCCCGCAAGACGGTGGGCCGCCGCCTCTACAAGACGCTGCCGCTCGGAGCGGTCAGCGAACAGGCCGCCAGAATCATCGCCGCCGACGACGAAGCGTACGACGACGACGACGAGGCCGCGGTCGAGGCGACACCGGCGCCGTTGACGCGCGAGGACGCGGAGGAGGTGGCCGACAGCATCATCGAAGCCGAGGTCGTCCGCGACGACGACTGACCCATACCAAGAAGGAGGTATCGCAGTGACCACCCCGACCGCCGAGAGCACCGTCGAGTCAGGAACGTGGCGCCGGCCGTTCGCGGCGCTGCTTCAGGAGCACCGCACCGGCGCGCTCCATCAGGAGCTCTCCGAGGCGCTCGCTGACCTCGTCGGCACCTGCATCACCCTCGACAAGCCCGGAACCCTCACCCTCAAGTTGAACGTGATCCCGACGAAGGACGGCCTCACCGTCGTCCTCACGGACACGGTGACGGTGAAGGCCCCGGAGGCGAAGCGCGGCGGCGCCGTCTACTTCGCTGACCCGCGCGGCAACCTGTCGCGCCGCAACCCGCAGCAGCCGACGCTGCCGCTCCGCGAGCTCCAGACCGACGACGAGCCCGCGGCCCTCATCGACCTGGAGGCCACGTCATGACCACCGAAGCACTCACCGCGCACGCCGACGGCGACCTCGAAGCGGTGATCCGCACCGCGTACGCCGCCGCGACCGGCGCCAAGGTCGACCCGCACGACGTACACACCTACCTCGTGCCCGAAGGCTGGATCCTCGAGACGCCCGACCTGTCGCAGTTCCTTCCGAAGCCGACGAGGGTGAGGGCCACCTACCGCTTCTCGACGCTCGCGTCGTTCAACCAGTACCTCGAGCGGTTCAGCACCGAGGACACCACGGTGTGGGTGCCGTCGACGGCGAACGCCATCGTGGCGGTGATCGACGACTCTTCGCCGGGCGACCCGCAGTGGGGCGACCACATCGCCACGCTGACGCTCGAGACGCCGCCCGAGTGGAAGTACTGGCTCAACGAGAACGGCAAGATGCTGAGGCAGCAGGAGTTCGCGGAGATCATCGAGCAGGGACTCCCCGAGATCCTCGAGCCGGAAGCCGCGAAGATGCTGGAGATCGCGCAGACGTTCCACGCGCACACCTCGACTACGTTCCGCAGCGCGATCCGGCTCGAGAACGGCGAGCAGCGGATCCAGTACGACACCACCATCAACGCCGGCGCCGGCCGCAGCAGCGAGCTAAACGTGCCGACCGAGATGACCCTCGCGCTCAGCCCGTTCGTCGGGGAGGACGCGTACAAGGTGAAGGCGCGGATCGGCTACCGCGTCGGAGAGGGGAAGCTCAGCCTCGGCTACTTCCTCGACCGGCCCGAGCGTGTCGTGCGTGACGCGCTCGACCGGATCCACACCCGGCTGGCCAATGTGTACCCCGGCCAGGTGTACGTCGGGTCGCCGCCCATCTCCTGAGCATGGGCCTGTACCCGATCAAGGAGGTGCGCCTCTCGGAGGTCGCGCGCGGCTGCGACCGGATGAGCGTGCTTCGGGCGCTCGGGGCCGAGGCGGCAACGCCCGGCCCCGAGGCCGAGGAGTACTTCGCGCGCGGCATCATCTTCGAGGCGTACATCCTCCGCGGCATCATCCTCGAGCACGGCCGCGAGAACGTCGAGCGGCAGGTCACGATCACCCATCCGCTCGGGGAAGGCCACGCCGACGCGTACGTGCGAACCACACAGACGCTCGTCGAGGTGAAGAGCTCGACCGGCAACGACGTGGTTGAGGTCGGCGTCGCCCAGCTGAAGCTGTACATCCGCTACCACCCCGAGGCGACCCGCGGGCTCCTCATCGTCGTGAACCCCTCGACGTTGCAGCCGGCCGAACGGATCCTCGTCGGCCTCACCGACGCCGAGGCCCTCGAGATCGACCGGCAGATCAACGAGATCGGCCGGCACATCGAGGTCGCGTCGCTCCCGGACCGCGTGTGCCGGATCCCGAGCGAAGCGCGGAAGCGGTTCTGCCGGTTCGCCGCCCAGTGCTTCATGGGGTGGGAGCCGCCGGACCCGTTCGAGATCGAGGACCCCGAAGACCGTGCCGCGGCCGCCGACGCGATCCAGTCGATCGTCGGGCTCGCGCTCGAGGAGAAGACCACGAAGGCGTACCTCGAGCGGCTCCAGGCCACACGCCGCGAGCAGCAGGAGATCCTCTCGGCGCTGGTGCCGGTCGGGGAAGCCGTGATCAACGGGCACTTCGTCCGACGAACGGAGGTGAAGGGACGCAGGTCGTTCGACTTCAAGGCGTACGAGGCGGCAGGAGCACATAGCTCTGTCGTCGAAGAGTTCACGAAGCACGGGGACCCTCACGACCGGTGGACGGTCAGGCCCCTCGACGACGACACCTACGACGACGACTAGGAGGTGGCGATGCCTCGCCAACCGTTCGACACCGCGGCCCTACGTCAGTGGGCCGCCTACCAGCCGCGGATCACGACGACCGTGATCGCGTCGGACCAGACGACGTTCAACGTCGAAACCGTCGAGATCGACCGGGCCCGGTGGAACCAGATGGTCGCTGACCTCACCGCCGCCGCCGACGAGATCGACGAGCTCGTCAACGCCACCGAGCAGGCGCTGCTTCTGTGCGAGCGGCCCGCCGTCCAGACGGCCGCCCCCGAGGCGAAGGTGCTCGCCGCCGTCCTCAAGGGAGCGTTGCGGCGATGATCGTCAGGTCGATCGTCGTGGTCCTCGCCGCGGCCGCGCTCACCGGCTCGGCCGCCGCCGCCCCCACCGGGTACTTCGGGCCGCCGACCCCGGGCGCGGAGCGGGTCATCTGCGAGATCTTCGGCCCGTACTGCCGGCAGGCCCTCGCGGTCGTCCGGTGCGAGTCGCGGTTCTCGACCTCGAGCGCGAACGGCCAGTACATCGGCCTGTTCCAGATGGGATCGTGGGAGCGCCGCAAGTACGGGCACGCCTACGGCGCCACGATCGCCGCGGTGTACGGCCAGGTGCGGGCCGCATATCGCTACTTCGTCGCCAGCGGGAAGGACTGGTCGCCGTGGGAATGCAAGCCATGGTGAGGGCCGGTGTGGTGCTTCCCGCCGGGTCCGCGTGGCCGCCCGGCGGCGGCAACGACGTGAACGAGAAGGAGTTCCAGCGCGATCAGGTCATCCCGATGGCCGAGCGGCTCGGGTACCGCTACTACCACACGAACCGATCGGTCAGGTCGCCGGCCGGGTTCCCTGATCTCGTGCTCGTCGGCCGCCGCACCGTGTTCGTGGAACTGAAGCGCGAGGACGGGAAGCCGACCGACCTCCAGATCATGTGGCTGAAGGAGCTCGTGAAGGCCGGGAGCGAGGTGTACGTGGTGCGCCCGACGCTGCTTCAGGACCTCGCGATCATCCTCGCGACGACGAGGCCGATGTCGATGCTCCAGGCCCACCAGCAGATGGCGCGGCTCAGGCTTCTCAGCGAGCTCGAGCGGTGGGGGATCACGGCATGAGCGGCCACGACATCGCCAACGTGTCGATCCACCGGCTTCCGCTGATCGGGCTGCCCGGGATGGAGTGCGGGTTGCCGATCGACAAGGACGGCCGCTGCGTCGACGAGAACGACGAGCCGCTCCCGCTCGAGGGACGGTCACCGTGCGGAGCCGACGGAGCATGGACGGTCGGCCAGATGACGCTGTGCGACGCCCACTTCCGGGTGTTCTGCCGGCTCACCGAGATCGACTACGACGGCATCCTCGCTGAGTGGAAGGGCCGCGTCATGGGGACGTGGGACGAATGACCGCCGTCGACTACGACATCGACCTGGACGAGCTCCTCGAGGAGGTGTTCGGGCCCGCCGACCTCACCCCGGAGGAAGCCGCGCTCGTCGCGGCGCAGGAGCGTGAGGAGATCGAGCGGGAGTTCCAGGAGCGCCGCCGCGTCGAGGAGCAGCAGCGGATCGCGGCGCTCGAAGCGAAGCTCCACGAGGCCGAGGAGAAGCACGCCGAAGACCTGCGCCAGTGGTGGCTGGACCGGTACACGATGGAAGAGGTCTGCGCGCTCGCGGCCGGCCTGGAGCAGTGGTTGTAGGTGGCGTGGATCGACGACCGCATCTGGTGCCACCCGAAGTTCACCGACCTCTCGAAGGGCGCGTTCGCCGGCTACTGCAAGTCGCTCGCGTACTCGTCCGGGATGGGCACCGGAGGCCTGATCACGCAGGGACAGATGGCGCTCTTCATGGTCACCCGCGCCGAGATGCTGGAGCTCGTCGAGGCCGGCCTGTGGGACAACGAGAACGACGGCACCGGGTCCGTCCGCATCCACGACTGGAACGAGCACAACGGCAAGCGCGACGCTCGCCGCGCCTCGGACAGGGAGCGGAAGCGCAAGAGCCGGGCCGCCAACCCGGGCGGCTGGGAGTCGGGCTCCAAGGCGGTGCAGGAGGCACGCAGAGAGGTGTTCGAGCGCGACGGCGGCGCGTGTATCGACTGCGGCGAAGTGACCGACTCCTGGCACGCCGATCACGTCCCCGACCGCAAGGAGTTGGCCAAGCGCGGGCTCTCGCCGTTCGACATCGCGTTCATCGTCACGCGTTGCCACCCGTGCCACTCGAGCAAGACCATGCGTGACCACCACGCATCCAGAAGGGAGGCAGGAAACTCGTGACGGGTCACTTCGATAGTCACTGTGACCGACGGGCGACGGCTGGTGTGACGGTCACGCCGGACGCTTATGGTCAGGCGCACGTTGACGGTATTGAAGGGAGTGAAGGAAGTGAAGGTTCCTTCCTTCCTTCCTGCGCCGGGTTCTGGCGGGGGTGGTGAAGATCTCTTCGGCTGAGGAGTGGGCTGCGTTTCGGGCGCAGACGGTGGTGTTGTTCGGTGGTGAGCGTCCTGGGGTGAAGCTCGAGGACGACCTTGCGTTCTGGTTCGGGGAGGATCCGGTGTTGGTCGCTCAGATCGCTGGTGCTGTGGGTGAGCGTCGGCGGTTGGGGAAGGTGGGGTCGGGGTGGGCGGTGTTGCACACGGAGGTGGACAGGGAGCGTCGTCGTCCGGGTCCGCCGCCGCAGGAGCTTGTGGATCGTCCGGTGCGTGAGGAGGCGGTTGCTCGGGCGCGTCAGTGGTTGCTGTCGGCGGGGGTGTTCTTCCCGTCGCGGTTCGAGGTGGAGGATGAGTTGTTCGGGGCGCGGGGCCGGTTGCGGGCGTACGCTGGCGATCAGGCGTTGCGCGAGTCGTTGTTGTCGGAGTGGGAGTCGTCGAGGGTGGAGGAGGTGTCGTGATCACGAGTGAGGAGTTCTTGGCGGCGTGGATGCGGAACGTGCGGGATGGGGCTCCGACGGACACTTGTCGGCGGCTCGAGATGGAGCTTCCGCCGGCAGGGGTGGCGGTGCGTGCGCTTGAGCCGGCGGGTGATCTGACGGTGGAGCAGAAGATCGCGGTGGCGTTCTCGATGGGGGTGTGTGTGGGGGTGGAGGCTGAGCGGTATCGGGTTGCGGGGGAGGCTCGGGCTCGGCGTGCGATGCAGCACGCTGCGGAGGAGGGGATCGCTCTGCCCGTGGAGGGGGTCTTGCTGAACCGGAGTCAGCGTCGTCGTCGTCAGAGGAGGAAGCGTTGATCAAGATCCTGTTGGAGGAGGTCGGGTTCGGTTTGGCGATCGCGCCGGGTGGTGTGCCGGTCATCGCGTTCCAGGATCCGAAGACGGGGATCGAAGTGCGGATCCCGTTGCCGGGCGAGTCGAGGCAGAAGCTGATCGACATGCTTGTGGTGGCGGGGTCACCGGTGTCACCGGTGGTGGTGGCGCCGGCTGGGTCGTTGCCGCCGGTGCCTGCTGGGTTCAAGGGGTGACGTGCGTCGTGGATGACCACCTCGATGCTCGCCGGCGGGTCGCTGGTTCGTACGACGTGCGGGCCGGCAGCGTTGAGCTTGCGCTGCGTCGGCTGTTGCCGCCGCAGAGGGGGAAGTCGTCGACGGAGCGGCTGATGGGGATCGCGGGGAAGGCGTTGGATGACGGGTCGCGTGCGTTGAAGCCTCCGTTGTCGCCGCAGGAACGGGAGGACGCTCACCAGCATCTCCTCGAGGTGGGGGTGAAGTCGATCGACCGGTACGACCCGTCCAGGGACCGCGGCCACCTGACTGTGCCGCTGGACGAGCGGTTCGGCGGGTACGCGTACTTCCGGATGCGGTTCGGGCTCGTCGACTGGTTGCGCGCGAACCGTGGTGACCGCCGGCGCGTGACGCAGATGTCGGTGGAGCCGTCGTCGCATCTCGAGGGGCTCGGTGGGGACGAGCAGTCGCCGTGGTCGGCCCTGGTGGAGGAGGACTTCTCGGGGAGGGTCGCGTCGCACCTGAAGGTCGAGCGGTACAAGGCGGTCGCGGACGCTTCGGGCATGTCGCTCGGGGAGTGGGCTATCGCGCGGTTGGACGTGGTGATGGAGTTCGAGGAGGACTGGTGGGGGATCCGGTGACCGGCTCTGCGTTCCTCGGCGGCCCGGCGGACGGCAAGCCGGTGAGCAGAATGGACAACATCGTCCACGTCGACCTGATGACGGCGTTGCACGATTCCCTGTGCATCACCTGGGGCACCGTCGGTCGAGGCGGCGGCGAACGATCTGGTCGAAGCATTGCAACCCTCAAGGAGGACCTGATGGCTGACGAGAGCACGAGGACCGCGACCGAGTTCGTGGTGCTCTACAACTACGACGACGCCGTCATCGAAGGCGAAGATGACATGAGCTTGCGATGGGTGGTGCTGCCGGTGCGTGTGTTCGGCACGAACGGCGCGAAGTACGCGCTCGACGCCGCGCTCGCGGAAGGCGGCGAGATCGCGAACCTCATGACGCTGCGGGACGGCATGATGTTCCGGCTCGTCCCGAAGCGGTTCTGGGCTGACGAGCCGTTCATGGTGCGGATCGCGACGCAGACCGTGCTGACGGTGACGTAGCCATGTTCGACGACGACAACGCGATCGTCGCTGGCGCCGAGGCGTTGCGACGCATGATGATCCGCGGGGAAGGAGGGAAGGCCGAGTGGGCTGAGGCGTTCCGTCGCGCGTACGCGCTCGAGTTGCGCGCACGGCCGGCGCATCCGTCGCAGATGACCCTGGAGGCTTCCACGCTTGGCGACGCGAGCGCGATCGTGTCGGCCTCGGCGCCGAGCACGAGCCAGGCTGCCGCGAGGAGCGTCGCTGCGCTCACCGGTGAGGTGCGCCTCAGGGTGCTGCGAGCGATCGAGGCGCACGGCGGGCTCACCGACGACGAGGGCTGCGAGGTGCTCGCGATGAACCCGAGCACCTACCGGCCGCGCCGGCACGAGCTCGTGCGCGGCTACAAGCGAATCGAGGGTGGCTGGGTGCAGGAGTCGGGTCGCCGCCGGCCGACCGCGAGCGGGCTGCCCGCGATCGTGTGGGTCGCGACCGACAAGGGCATCGCGGAGCTCAGGAGCCGAGGTCGGTGATCGTCGGGTCGCAGTACCTCGAGCGCGGCCGCGTCGTGCTGGTGCTGTGCCGGTGGAACGGTTCTGGTCCTCGCAACGTGCTCGTCCAGCGTGAGTCGGGCGAGCTCGTTGTTCGCCCGTTTCGCGGGTTGCGAAAAAAGCATCCGGAACAGGCCAGGGGATGAGAACCCGGCAGATCTGCTCGAGGTGCTTCCGGCTGAAGCCGTGCTCGTGTCCGACGGACCCGGGACGGCTCAACCGGAACCAGAAGCGGTCGAAGGCGAAGGGGTACAAGACGGCCGCGTGGCTTCGAACGAGAGCGAAGCGGCTGAAGCTCGACGGGTACCGGTGCGTCCGGTGCGGATCAACCGAGGACCTCACCGTGGACGTGGTCGGAGGAGGCGACCACCGGACCGCCACGGTGCAGCAGTGCCGAACGCTGTGCCGACGCTGCCACGGCAGCGTCGACGGATGACGACGAAAGGGTCGAGATGAAAGCGGAAGTGCGCCAGCTGGTGAAGCAACTCGTGAGGGACAACCCCGGCGTCGAGATCGACATGACCGGGAAGCACGTCAAGGTCAGGTCCGCCGACGGGCACGTCATCGCGACGCTGCCGGCGTCGCCCGGTGATTTGAGGTGGCGGCTGAACAGCCGTGCGTCGCTCAGGCAGGCAGGCCTCCATGTTCGATAACCCCGTCCCGAGCCAGGGTCCGCCGGCGCCGGACGGCCCGGGCATGGCGCACTGGGCGTACGCGGTCGCGCTCGGCACAGCCCTCCAGATCGTGATCGGGCCGCCCGGCTGGCACGGCGTCTTCTGGTCGGTGTCGTGGCCGCTGAACGCGCCGATCATGAACGCGCCGCCCGGAACGATCGCGACGCGCATGAGCGTCGACGCGGCGAAGTGCGAGAACCCCGAGTGCGACGGGTGCGGCCTCGAGGTCACGATCTCGATCGAGATCCAGCGTCCCGGCCAGGAGGACGAGGAGGACCTCACGTTCACGCTCGAGCAGGCCATCCGGATGCTCGACACGATCCGACGGTTCACCGAGCAGGCGCGAGCGTCGATGAACTGACGTTCGTCGCTACGATCGCGCGGTCAGACCCAATCCCACGAACCCTCGGAAGGAGGGGAGCATGTCAGCAGGTACGAAGGTCAGGGTGCAGAGGCTGCTCGCACTCGCCACGGTGGTCGCAGCCCTCGCGGTCGCGTTCCACGTCTCGCGGACGCCGGCGGCGGTGAGCAGGCCGGCCGCGCCGGCGGCGCTCGAGAAGCGTCCGAAGGTGCAGGAGCACGGCGCCAGGTTCGGCCCGTGGTGCATCAGCGAGAAGACCGGTGCGATGCGCGCGCTGCTCACCGGGAAGGTGTGCGACGCGAACGAGATCAAGGTGACCCACAACTTCCTGCTCGGGGCGCTCCAGGGGGCGCAGGGTCCTCCTGGCCCCGCAGGCCCGGCGGGCGCTTCGGTGCAGGGTCCTCCTGGCCCCGCAGGCCCGGCAGGCGCTTCGGTGCAGGGTCCTCCTGGCCCCGCGGGCCCGGCAGGCGCTTCGTTCGACGGGTTCGCGCAGTGCGAGAAGCAGGACAAGAAGGGCCACGTCTGCGTGATCGTTCCGATCAAGGGCCTCGGCCAGGTGCCGCTCTACTACGACTGCGGTCCGCAGTCGCCGGCGCCGTGCCCGGCCGAGAAGCCGAAGGACGACGAGAAGAGCTCCGACTCCAACGACTCCTGAACAGGTGCCGCCGCGAGGGATGGAGGGGCCCCCAGATCGGGGGCCCCTCGTCGTTCACGGGGTCAGCGCGACCGCGCCCACAGGCGGGCGGCGCCGATCCCGACGCAGGCGGCGAGCAGCCACGGCGCCGGGTGCCACGCCCACACAAGGAGAGCCGCCGCGACCCCGAGCAGCAGCGCCTTCACGTCTCCCCGCCGGATCATCGGACCTTGCCGATCCTGCTCATGCGGGACTGGGCGTGCTCGACGATCGCCTTGCCGGCCTCCTCGAGGAACACCGGGTGGGTGAGCTCCAGGTCGAGCACCAAGCAGCCGTTCGAGACGCCGGCGACACCGGACGCGTAGAGCGCCTGCCCGACGGCTTCGCGAGCCCCTGCGCGGAACTGCTCCTCCTCGATCGCGTCGAGGCGCCGGAACCTGATCGTGGTCATCAGAACCACGCGAGCAGGCTCAGGTCGACAACCGGCGGCTCCCACGCGGGACACGCAGGCGGGTCGGGAGCCACCCACGGCGCGATCCACGAGAACGGCGACGCCTCCGCAGGCGGATCCGTCTCCTCCTCGGGCGGCACCGGCCACGTCCCGCCCCACGGGATGTAGTCGGGGTTGGGCACGAGGCCGGTGCCATCGCAGTTCCAGCACTCGATGATGTCCTCCGGGCCGATCAGCCACCCGTACGGCTGGCCGTAGAGTGCGGCGCAGGCCGGGCAGGGGACGGCCGGGTAGTCGATCGGGTTGCTGCCGCTCTCGGGCGGCCACGGCGGCGGGTTGACCGCCGACCCGACGGACGCCGCCGCCAGCACGACGACGGTGAGCGCGGCCACGATCGCGGCTAAACGCTTGAGCATGCTTCCTCCTTCGTTCGATTGGAGCGGATGCTCCGAGCGGCGGGCCTCGCGGCCCGCCACCCGCATCACCCGGTCGCCTCGCTCATCGCGGCCCGTACCCGTGCAGGTCGGGCAGCACGAGGAAGAACACGACCAGGATCGCGACGACCGCGACGGCCAACAGCACGTCGGACGGTCGCATCCCGAACCACCTCACCGGCCTCTTCCTGCTCGGTCCCTTCTCCGTGATCAGCGTCGCCGGCGGCGGCGGGCCCACCGAGCCCTTCTTCACGACGAAACTCGGCACCGGACCGAACATCGGCACCACCGGCGCGGCGATCACCGGCTTCTTCACGGTGCCGGTCGCCGGGCAGCGCGAGCACTCGTACAGCCGCTCGTCCCCGATCTCGAGCACGAGCCGCATCCGGTGGCCGCGGCCGTCGACGCAGCCCCAGCCGAGTTCGTCGTTCACGGGCGGCAGCGTCGTCACGACGGCCTCCTCTCGTCGTTGAGGTACCGCTGCGCCTGGTACGCAACGGTCTGGAACGCCATCGACTCGTCGATCGAGAAGTCGATGAGGGGCTCCTCGTCGAGGAGCGAGAAGATCATGCGGTTGACCGCCGCCTGCGCTTCCTTCGGGCCTGCCGCCTGGAACGCGACCTTCGCGACGTAGTGGCGCGGCACGAGCTCCACGTCGTCGTCAGCGATTTCACTCACGGGAATCTCCGATCCTCGATTCGATTTCGCCCTTCCCCAGGGCAGATTTCACTCCCCCATAGAGGGCCTCGGCCTCAGCTGCCGTGCCTCCCACCGCGTTCGGGTGTCGGGGGCACGGCCCGGACCTCCCGACGTGCCACAGGCACCCGCGGGCCCGGCAGTACAGGTGCGGATGCCGATCCTTCTGCAACCGCTCGGCCTGCGCGACGTTCATGGCTGCGTCCTCGGCTTCGGCGGAAGCACGTAGGGCCGCAGGAAGTCGAGGTCGACATCCTCCAGACCCCGCCACATGACCGCCCACCGCCCGTTCGGCGCCCGCGTAACCCACGTCCGCACGCCGAGCCGAAGCTCGACGAGCGCCTGCACGCCCGGCGGGTCCGAGACGACGACACGATGCACTCCGAGGAACACGCCCGGGTCCTCCTGTTCGCTCACGCCGTCCGTCCTTCCAGATGGTCGGCGCGTCGCAACCCGTAGCCGAACACCTCGGCCACGGGCCGCAGCCGCTCAGGCTCAGGCACCGACACGTACACGGTCGCCTGCCGCCGGTACCGGCAGTCCCGCAGCAGCGTCTGCGCCGCTGCGAGCGCCGCGTCCAGCGTGTCGGCCTCGGCGCGGTCACCGACGCTGCTGATGATCACGTACCCGGCCATCAGATGCCGACCGCGTAGTGGACGGCAACCGCGAAGAACACGACGAACCCGATCGCGACGACGAGCGTCCACAGCCCCTGCTTGAGTCCCGCGAAGCCGCGCACGACGACGAGCAGGAACGCCGCCGGAACGATGAGGAACCACCAGCCGCTCACGACCGGGCCGCCTGCGTCACGATCTGGGACACGTACTGGTGGGTGATGCCGAGCACCTCGGAGATCTCAACGAGCCTGAGCCCGGCCGCGCGAGCCGCCAGCGCCGCGTCGCGTGTCTGCCGGTCGACCTCCATGCGCTTCGCTTCCAGACGCTCACGCGCCCGCGCAGCGCGCCGCAGCGACCGCACGGCGGCCGCCCTCTCATCGTCAACGGACATGAGCCTTTCCCCTTCCCTCGTGATTGTCGGAGCCGGTCGCTCCGGGCCGGGCCGCTCGCGCGGCCCGTCCCCGCAGCCGACCGCCTACCCGATCGGGTACCGGTTCGCCTGAGCCCACGCCTGCACGCCTCCGTCGTGCGAGTCGATCTCGTCGTCGCCCCAGTGGGCCCGAACGAACGCGGCGACATCGCTCAGCCGTCCCGACACGACCCCGGCCGGGTACGCGCGCGCGGCGCTCGGCAGCGGCCACCAGCGCACCGAGTTCGTCGGCTGCACCGGCAGCGCCTCAGGCGCGTACATCGGAAGCTCGACCGTCACGCTCTCGTCCTTCTCGCGGGCGATCTCGGCCTTCGTGGCTTCGGCCTCGTCGCCGTACTCGATGCGGTCGTTGCAGCAATCGCTGTAGCCCTGGTTCGACGCGTTGCTGTCGGCATCCCGTCCGCAGGTTCCGCACGTTCCGATCATCGTTTTCCTCCTTCCCCTCAGTAGACGTGGATCTGGTCGACACGACACGACTCCACGCGGCCCGACGGCTCGATCTCGCCGTCGGTCACGCACCGAACGAACTGCACCTCGTCGCCCCACTCGCTGCCGCTGGGCGCCGCCCCAGCCAGCCACGCGTCGAACGGGGCGCCGCCGTCGCTCGGCGTGATCTGCACCATGTAGCGGACGCTGCTGCGCCGACCCATGCTCGTCACCATCTCGTCCACGACCGCCTGGAACGTCTCGTGAGCGTCGCCGGCGAACGACAGCCGCATCCCGCCCGGCTCACCGAGCGGCACCAGCCACGCGGGAATCTGCTGCGGCGCCGACCACATGTCCGCGCGATCCTCCCGCGTCCGAATCCACACCCCGTGAGCGTCGACCTCGATACCGAGGCGCCCGTCCTCCGAAACCCACTGCGTGACCTGCTGCTTCGTGCTCATCGTGCTGCCTCCTCGTTCGTTCGTGGACCCTGACCCTGCAAGCATACCTGCAAGCTCACGCGCTCTGCAAGTCGGATTTCAAACGTGGCCGAAACCGAAAGCCCGATTCGATTTCCAGCCGACGATCGGCAAATTTCATTGTCATATAAGAAGACGAGCAGAGGCGAAATCGAGGCCTCCACCCGAACGCATGTTCGCCCGGAACGCACGTTCGGGGGAACGCACGTTCGATCGGGGGCCCGAAGGTTCACCATGGCTAACCATCGGCCCTCGGACCATCGGGCCCCCGAACGAGGGCCCGCCAGCCGCGCGGCAGGGCCGCCCGGCAGCCGCGCGGCAGGGCCGCCCGCCAGCCGATCCCGGCCGGTTGTAAAGATTCCGTATGGACAGGTCGGGACGGGCCCCGCACGGGCGCCAGCGGGATCGCACGGGCCCGCCAGCGCATGCCGCGGCCCAGGGCCCGCACGGGCGGGCTCGCACGGGCCCGCGCGGCCGCCTACGGGCGGCCCGTCGACTGTTCGGCTATCGACCATCCCGGCATAGGGACGGAGGGCCGCTAACGCGCGGCCCTCCGTCCCCCACCGGCAGGGCCGCTAGCGCGCGGCCGCGCGGCGCCTGCCGCACCGAATGCCGTACCAGCCAGCCAACACGGCGCCCACCGCGATTGCTCCCCACACGACTAGCAGCGGGGCCCAGTAGTTGAACGAGCCGTAGGCGCCCACGTCAATGCAACCGGTAGTCAACGTGGGAGACAGCCGGTGTCCAACACGCGCGACAGTCGCGGCATTCATTCCCCTGGTGCGGTGCCGGACACTGGTGGGCGCCCGGCATGCCGTCCCTGCTAACGGTCGATACGATCACACCAGCGGCCCGTAGCCGCGGGAACGTAGGGACGAACCCACCGACCATATGCGCTGACAACCGAACGGCCAGATTCCCGGGGAACGAGCCGCCCGCGTCCACAAACGCTTGGACGATTCGGTACTCACGAGTCGGCAACCAATGCCGAACGGTGGGGGACAGATCGGCCACTCGAACGATCGCGCGCAAGTGGTCGACCGACTGCAAATCCCCCGAGTCATGCCACCGGAACACGTCATGACCCGGCCGGCCCGCACGCCGATTCAAGACTTCCGCAATCACTTCCGACCACCAGGGCCGCCCGAGCGAATCGGCCCGACGACGGTATGCCGCTTGGACGTTCGTCCAAGCGTAGGCGCCGCGTTCGAACGCGTAGCAACTAGCGCACGTTGACCCTTCCACCGCGCGCAACCGGCCGCCTACCTTGCAATCGGCCGCCGGGATGCCGTACGCGCGGCCCGGCATCTTCGAAGGGTTCGAGAATCCCCCCACGTAGGCTTCCAGGTCGGACGTGCGGGCGGCCCGGATCATTTCCCGGGCCGCCCGTTCGTCCGAATCCTCGAGGGCCGCCAGCGGCCCGACCGTGGGCGCCACGGGCGCCGTCATGCCGCACCCCCGACCTTATCGCGGAACTTGCTCGCAGACTTCACGACGCAATAGCGGCCCGTCGACAGGTTGACGACACGGAACCGCCGCTTCCGTCCGACCGTCCGGTAGGCGCCCGCCCGATACTGCCGGATCGGCTCGTTCGTGAACCCGACCACTTCCACGGTCGTGAACGAGCCGTCATGCCACCGGACCCGGTAGCGGTCCCCCACTTGAACATCGGCCACCGTTGCCATTACCTGCCTCCCTCGTTAGAAGTGACCCGCACGTAGCCCGTCGTCCAAGCGTCGCGGGAATACCAGCCGTCCGCCATCCGACCTTCCACCAGCGCGATAGCCGCGCCGTCGCCACCGTGAACGTGGAACGTTCCACCGGCGCCCGGAGCGTGAACCGAGTACCAACCGGAAGCAGACATGGCGAACAGGTGAACCACCGAACCACCGCGGTGGGCCCACTTAGCAACCATCGTCCCGCTCGTGGGGTAATAGCCCTCCCGCGTACGGGTCATGACCTGCCCCCGATCGCGCGGAACGGGCGGCCCTTCCGCACGTTCTCGGCTTCCGCATCGGTCAACGTGACCGCGTAGACATCCGTGATGTCGGCGCCGGGCCACTCGGCCGCCAGCACGCGCGCGGCATCGGCCACCGCGGATTCCGGGTCACGAGCGAACCGGAACCATTCGTAGACAATGCCGTCAAGCACGTAGGTGACTCGGTGCAGGGTCACGGCCGGTTCTCCCGCAGGTTGTCGGTCGCGCGCAGGAACCCAATCCATCCGCCCGCGTAGTTCCGCTCCATGCTGTCGACGATGAACAGTGACCCTGCGAGCCGCAGTGTCCTCGCCTCGTTCGTCATGTCACCCGCGTAGTCGACCAACCACGCGCGCGCCGTGGCCACGGCTTCCCTCTGCCGGGCGGCCGCGTAGTACAGGTCGGACGTTTCCTGGTAGGCGCCCATCGTTATCCCCTCCGTCCGTCTCGCGTGGTGTCCGTCGGCTCATCCGCCAGCGGCCCGGGGAAAGCAAGCCTCGTCCCCCCGTCCCGCAGGATCTGGGCCGCCTGCATTCCCCGCAGGTACCGGTAACACTCGGCTGCCGTCCCAATGCAGAGTGTGTCCAACAGGGCCGCGTACTGCCCGGGCCGCGGCTGGTACAGGTCGACCGCGACCGAACCATTCCGCCTGCCGATACAGACCATCCGGCCGTTCACCCGCTCGGTCGACCCTTCCAAGCCGTCCGAGACGGCGCCTGCCAATGCCTCTAGTTCGTGCCTGCCGATACGCGGCATGCCGTCCCTCCGTTCGTTCGATTGACCCTGACACTGCAAGCGTAGTGGCAGAAGCAAGCGGCCGCTAGCGTTCACGGCGCCCACGGGCCCGAAAGAGCCCGCCAGCTGAGCCGAATAGCCGCCCCCACGGCGCCGCACGGGCCCACCAGCCGAGGGCCCACCAGCCGAGGGCCCACCAGCCGAGGGCCCGCCCGAACGGCACGAACGAGGGCCCACCAGGGCCCGCACGGCGCCCACCAGGGCCGAGGGCCCAC